GATAGCATCGCGGCCTTTTGGTGGTCACGTCCGGCACCAGACTGCGAGCCTCTTTTCGATCGCTTCGATAAGCGGATCGAGTTGGTCGTATTGGTGAAAACCGCCATCGCGTTCTTTTTCTCGATGACGACTAAATCCATTATTTCGCTCATGGTTTCCCCTGAAATTTGGTTGTAAGAATCCCGGCACCGTATTGGCTGCCTGATAGCTCAGTTAAATTCGTGCGCTGATATGCGCGGTTAATGCGTCCCAGCTGGTACCAGGTTTGGCAGCAGGTCGCGTGCCTCAAATGCTTTGCGAATGTGGCGCAGGTTGCCTTGAGGCTCGAACCAGAAGGTTTCTTTCAGGTAGTCACGTGAAACCTTCCATGTGGCGCCAGTTTTAGCGTTACGCATCATCACGGCGCGTCCGCTGTTAGGAATTGAGTTAGCCATTGAACACCCCCGTAACGTGCAGAATTTTGATAATCAACGCTGTCCAGATAACGCCGCAGATCAGCAGGCAGTAAATCAGTGAACGAATGCCTTGTTTGCTCATGCGACACCCCAGCAAAATTCAAAGCTTACCCATGCAACCGCAATCACAAGCAGAGCAACCTTTAAGCAGAACCGGTGCCATGCAGGTACTTCGTGTTCTCGGATCATTCTTCAGTACCTCGAAAATTAATCTCATGCAGCCTGAGAAGCCCACGCCCTTGCGTCACGGCGATTAAGCCATGCCAACTTAACCCACAGGTCATGAACCCCATCACCTCGGCGAGTATTGCGGCATTTCTCGCGGTACCGGAGATACTCGGAATTGCACTCAAAGGCATATTTTTTGCGGTCATCTCTTCACCTTTGCCTTATCGCGGCTAACGGGACGTTTTGACTTCACCCCCGGCGTTGCCGGTGTTGTTTGGATGGCTTAAATTTACAGATAAAACTGTATTTTCGTCAACAGACAAAACTGTATTTTTTGTCATTGATTACATATCTAACTGTAATGAAAGGTGATTTATTTTGATGTGGCGAAAAAAACCGCGTACGCCGGTTCTATTCTGAGAGGGGGAGGGGGTTAGCGCTTTCTTCGATAGATTCTGTGTTCAATCATCACGCCGATGATTGTTAGTGGTTGATGATCGCTACTGATAATCGGGTAGTCATCATTCAATGGCACAAGCTCGAAATGCTGGCAGCCCTGGTGATCCGTGTAAGTAGGCCGATATTTTTTAAAGGTCGCTTGAGCCCCACCGTTCTTGGCCACAACAAACTCTCCGGGGGTTGGCTCAACTTCGGGGTCTACAATGATCACATCTCCAGCCTTGAAGTCTGGCTCCATCGAATCGCCTTCGATGCGTAAAGCAAAAGTAAAATCAGAAACTTCGTTGTCTGTAAGGATGTACTCAAAACTCCCATCAAATGCCTCAATGGGATTTTTTTCTGCGAGAGCCCCTGCCTGGACATAGCTTATGAGAGGCACCTTCTTGCTGCTAACTTCAGCAATAGGCATAAAGGCTCCGCCATTCATTAGCCAGTCAGGATCGCACTTTAGCGCCTTAGCTATGCCAATAATGTTACGCGGTTTTCTGGTGTCTCCCTTTTCAATGCTCTGCCATGACTGCTGAGTTATTCCGGCATTCAACGCTGCCTCGGTCTGCGTTAGACCGAGCTCAATTCTCTTTTGCTTTACGCGATCTGCAAGGCTCATAAATCCCTCTCAATGTATGCCTTGATATTCACAGTTAAAACTGTAATTGACAAACAGAAATAACTGTCACAGAATACAGATAAAACTGTAGGAGGTAACATGGAAACCATTTCGCAACGCCTCAAAAAAAAAGCGCGAAGAGATGAATCTGTCTCAGGCGCAATTAGCACAAAAAAAGTTGGCATGAGACAGCAGTCTCTGCAGGCAATTGAGGCCGGGACAACCAAGCGCCCACGTTATTTGTTCGAACTGGCAACTGCGCTCCATTGCGACCCTAAGTGGCTGCTTTATGGCGAGATGCCATCTCAATCTCAATAAGTTGCCGATTTAATCGGCCTTTCAAACACCACCAGAGGAAGTATCACAGATGGAGAATGCAATAGCCCGAAAGTTAGAGCCGCCAATCCTCAACCCAATTGAGATTGAAGGCATTTTGTTAAACCGGCTTTTGTCCATTGGCCAAAAGGTTTTTGCGGAAATGCGAGGGGTTAGCGAGTCGACAATCAGTCGCCGCAAGAGCGAGGGGTATTACGCAGAAATGGCGAAGGAAATATCAGCGCTGGGTTTGCAGGTTGTTCCGCCGGAGGCGGTGGTAGTTTCCCGCCACTACCTGCAGTCAGTAGAAACGCTGGCAGATATCGGTTTGCGTGCGGAGCGGTGCCGCCCTGGCCCGTTAGGGTGGGACTGATGAAGTGCGTAAAAGGCGAAAGCCGCAGTGCGCTAACACTAACGGCTTTCAGGTGCAAAAACGAAGAGGTAATTGCGAGGTAATTATGCCTGGTAAATCTGTAAGAGTAAACAATCCGGAGGTAGCACGTGAGCATGTCACTTATGGCGAAAGCAATGGGGGTCAAAGTGGGAAACTCACTGCGTAAGCTCGTTCTTATCAAGCTGGCCGACAACGCCAACGACAAGGGCGAATGCTGGCCTTCGTATCAACACATTGCCGATCAGTGCGAATGCAGCAAATCCGCTGTTCGCAACCATATTGATGCGCTTGAGGATATGGGTCTGCTCAAGCGTGAAAATCGCGTTGGGGTCAACAACGGGAAAGGTAATACATCCAACGTGTATTATCTGAACCTTGATGCTACCCCTATGCCATCAAAAAGCACAGGGGTATGCCATGAAATAGCACCCCCTATGCCATCTGATGGCACACCCCCTATGCCACCAGATGGCACCAGAACCAGTCACTCTTTTGAACCAGTCACTGAACCAGACTCTCTCTCTGCGCGAGGGCAGTTTATCAGCGAGGCTGCAAAGCGACGGATCGGGATTTCACCCAACGGGGAAATACCTTTCCCTCCTGCCTTCAAGCCATCGGCAGATCACATTGCGATTGCCTCGGAGAAAGGGATCAACATTGAAACCGAGTTGCTGAACTTTCGTGATTATCACCAGGCCCGCGGCACAAAGCTGATCGACTGGAACTCGGCATTCCGGGTATGGCTCAGGAACGCGAGAGTTAATCCGCTTTCCGGGCGCCAGAGAAGCGAACCTGAATCACCACACTGGAACAGCCCTGAAGGCTGGAAGGACTTCATATGACCGCTCAGCTTATGACCGCGATCAGCAATCGCGATGGTGATGCGCTGGCCAGAATGGCCGCAGGTAGCACGGAGCCGCAGAGGCTTCTCGATTTCGAAGCTGAAAGGCTGGTTGACTCCCTGTTCCGTCAGCTGAAGCAGATCTTCCCGGCGTCTACCCAGACCAATCTGCGCACCGACGCCGAAGAGAAGACAGCGAAGCGCCAGTGGATTGCCGCTTTTGCCGAAAACGGGATCCGCACCCGCGAGCAGTTATCCGCCGGAGTGCGACATGCGAGAGCCAGCGAATCGCCGTTCTGGCCATCGCCGGGCCAGTTCATCAAGTGGTGCAAGGACAGCGGCACCGTGCTGGGAGTGACTCTTGTCGACGTGATGAACGAGTTCCACCGTTACAGCCGTGAAAAAGGGCTGCATACCGGCGGTGCTGAGCGCTTCCCGTGGTCTCACCCTGTCATGTACTGGGTTGTTACCGATACGCGGCGAGCAATGTATCAGCGCCAGCTCAGCGAGGCAGAAACCGAGAAATACGCTGCTAAAAAGCTGGAAGACTGGGCGCTTAAAGTCGCCGCCGGAGAACAAATACCGTCGCCGATACTGGCTCTGGAGAACAACCAGGAGGCCATTCCGACAAACCATGTCAGCCGTCAGCAGGGGTTTCACCCTGAAGGCAAAAGCTTCGGATGCATGCCAAACGCAGCATCACTCGGCGCGTTAACTCCGGCTCAATGGCTGCGGGATGAATACCTGCTCGGGAAAGAGAGAGGACTTGTCTGATGAAAAAGAACTCTGGCAAACAAGCCGTTATTAACTTCATCGGCCAGCATCCTGGCTGCAGCTTTCAGGATATCCGCCGCGGCACCGGGCTTAACTCTTCAGTGGTCAATTCCTCTCTGTGGCAGATGCACCGTGACGGCCAGGTACAGCGTGCGGGTGAGTGCAGGAGCTACCGCTACACCCTGATCGACACAACAGCCGTAACCGAAAGCGATCCGTCTGTTCAGTATCGCCAGCGACCTGGCGGAGTAAACCCAATGACCAACCTGTTTAACCAGTGCCTGGCTGGAGTAAGAAAATGAAAAACGAAGTCGAACAGATTGCACAGCAAAACGATATGAGCATTGAATTCGTAACCTGGTTCTTTAACGAGAAAAAAGCCAACTGCGGAAACGTCTGGTTCATGATGATGGCTGCAATGTGGGAGGGCTGGAAAGGTCGTAGCATCGAAATGGATAAGCTGGCTGCGGAGAATGTGGAGATGAAGCAGATCATTGACTCCGTAACCAACCTGGATAACG